TGAGAATCCTGAGGACGTTAAAGAGTTCGATGGTGATGACCCATACGACGGTGTACGATACTTGCTACAGGCTTGCTCACGATACAAAGATACCTCGTATCGAGCGGGTCGCAGGTTCGATCACATGGCAAAGATGGAAAAGGAATTCGTTAACGGGCAGAAGCGGGGGGATTTAACATCCTTCTATATGAAAGCCCAAGATGCGGATTCTAAAGTAGTTCCCTTCTCCGTTCGACCGAGGCGTGCAAGGTGATTCAAATCTGGTGGGCATTCATGAGGTTCCTCAGAGCGGTATTCATTCCGCCTAAGTTCAGTGAGCTTGAGACAACCTTATTCCAGCAGGTATCGCATCTCGAAGCACAGCTTTCAATCGAACGGGAAAAGTATCAGGAACTTGCACAGAGGATAATGTTTCCTGATACCCCGCCAGTTGATTACTCAAACCGCGGTCCACATACTCTTGAACCTAGCGTAAGCAAAGAGCAGATGGAACGTAAACGGCTCTCTGATTTATCTAAGCTACGTTGGCAGGAACACGTATCGAGACAAGAACAGAGAGCGGCCGAGTTAATGCAACTCGATGATGCTCGTGCAAAGGACGCACGTAATGAAACAGCAAGTGGACAATCGTCCTAACGGTAAACCTTCGAAGAAGAAAAAGAAGGGTACCAAGGATGCCGAGACTAAATTAAAGTCCGGTAAAGGAAAAATGACCTCGGCGGCAACAAAGGAGTTATCGAAACTCAAGATGCCGACCGAATCAATCCTTGGACGAACGTCCAAGAAATCATTACGTAAGCCCGGAGTATTTACCAAAGGAGCATAGGATGATTGACGTTAACGATATGATGGCCGCTGAGAATCGGCGTCAGGAAATTGCGGTTCGTGCGGGAGTTTCAATCCGCCAGGTTAAAGCCGAACCTTCCAAGTTCAAGGAACTTCAGGTCAAGTGGCTTGAAGCTTTCTTCCCGCTTGAAGTTGGCCGTGAATTCGGCGAACTGATGAAGAAGACAAAGTTCCCCGGATATAACTTCGGCGCTACGTTGCATGACGTTGCGGATCTTTCTCCGGAACAGACTGCAACCGAGGAAGAGATTCAGGCTGAGATCGATAGACTCGCCGCTGAATCCGCCGCACACGAATTGCAGGTAACGCGAACTTCTACCGGACAGCCGAAGGTTGATGAATCCGGTAACGTTGTTCCTCCGATTCAGGGTTCAACTCCTGAAGCTGATGCCACCGCAAAGCACGAACAGAAGCAGCGTGATTTGGCAAAGGAACGGGAAGAGAAGTTGGAAGCGGCGAAGGAAAACAAACCGACTCAGCAGCCTGTTGTCGTTGTGAAGGACAAGGATAAGTAACCATGGCCGACGATTCTCGGGACGATGTGAAGGATGAAGTAGAAGAATCCCTTGGGAAGAACATCCTGAACATCGCCCGAGGATTCGAGCGGGAACATGAACTGATTCGTGATGATCATCTTCTACTGAAGAAGAAAGGTGAGTACTTCTTTCGTGGTCATCAGAGACTTTACTACGATTACGAAGCCCGTGATTATAGGGCCTTCCACGAATCCCCAGACTACCGACCGGGTGAAGACGAACAGAATCGCGTTTTTAATGTTTATCGAGCACATGGTGAAGCAGTTATCGCCGCACTTACAATCGAAGTCCCAGGCGTAAACTTTCTACCGGATGATGCGAAGAACGCCAATGACATCGATACCGCAAAGAACTATAGTGCTGCTGCTCTACTTATTCAGCGGCATAATGATGTTGAGCTTCTTTATTCATACGCTGTATATCTTGCATGGGTTTCGCCGCTTGTCGCTGCCTATCATTACTTAGATACGGATAAAGAGTACGGTACCGTTGACATTCCAAAATACAAAGAAATAACCGAAAAGCACGTAACATGGGATTGTGAACGATGCGGTGCTAAGCTCACAGAAGAATACGCTATCTGCCCCGAGTGTTCACAGTCGGGTTTGAAGAAAACCGAGACTGAGGAAAAGCTATCCGTCTTTGATAAGATGGAACCAACTCCCAAGTCTCGAATCAAGATGAAGATTTATGGTGTAGACCATGTGAAGGTCTCGCCTTATGCTAGGACACAAAAAGATACGCCTTATCTTATTCTGGAGTTCGATGAGCACGTTTCGGAAGCGCGAGCGAGAACTGGTAGGAATATCTCAGGTCACTCTGATATCAATTCCTACGAAAGATTCTCCCGCGACCCGCAAGGTTATGAAGGCGATGATGCTAACCGAGTAACTACTCAGTGCATTTGGCTTCGACCTGCGGCGTACTATTACGATTCCGTCGAAATCGGTAAGGCACTTGAGAAAGATTACCCCGATGGTCTGTATGCTGAGATCGTTGGGAGTGATGTAATCGAAGTACGTGGGGAAAAGCTAGACGACGTTTGGACATTGTGGGAATCGCCTGTTAGCTCACACTTGCACATGAATCCGATTGGACAGCCACTGTTCGATCCGCAAGAAGTGCAGAATGACATCGTGAATCTTTCAGTCGATACGATGGGGCAGGCTATTCCTGAGACGTTCGCAGATCCTCAGGTATTAGATTTCGAACAGTATGGTAAGACTCGCCGCCAGCCAGGAATGGTTACGCAGGCGAAGGCATTAGCGGGTCGTGCGATGAGTGAGGGATTCTTTACCACTCGCACGGCTACGATGTCTCAGGAAATTGATAAGTTCGACTCGAAAGTCCAGCAGTATTCGCAGCTTTTGGTCGGAGCGTTTCCGAGCATTTACGGTGGGACTATTCAAGGTGGCAGTAAGACATACGCAGAGTATGCGGCTAGTAGACAACAGGCTTTGCAAAGACTTAGCCTTATTCATAAAGCCGCAACGCGATGGTACGCGAAGATGATTCAGAAGTGCGTACCAATCTACGTGGATTCACTACTTGAAGACGAAAGATACACCGCGAGCGTAGGACCGGGTGAGTTCTTAAACCTTACGATTCAGTCCGACGCGCAGAATGGAAACATTGGACACGTAGAACCCTCGGCCGGCAATACGTTACCAATGAGTTGGGGTCAGCAGCGTGACATCATCATGGAATTGTTGAAGATGAATTCCGATGAGATTAACGCTGTGTTGTTCTCGCCAGAAAATACGCACATGCTTGTTCGATTGTCTGGTCTCCCCGATCTGAAGATTCCAGGAGACGAAGCAAGAACGAAACAGTTCCGAGAGATTCTCCAGATTATTGCTCTTTCACAGGATAGCGATGATATGGGTCCGATATCGGAAACCGGAGAAGTAATCTCGCCGATTAAAGTTGACCCGATTGTGGATGATCATGCAGTTGAAGCTCAAATCTGCAAGTCATTCCTACAGTCGAAAGAAGGCCAGGATCTTAAGCTGAATCAGCCGAAGACCTATTCGTTAATCCTTGCGCATCACAATGATCATGTGCAAGCTATGAATTCCGGAGCGCGGACTCCGGCGTTAGGTAATGCACAATCAGGTCAACCAAGTGAAGGTCCACCTGTGAGTGCTACGCCACCGCAACCCGCTCCGATGGAGCCGTAAGAAATGGCACAACCGCCTATTGAAGAAACTCGTGGAAACGATTTAGCTATTCTTCGCGGAGATGATGACGAACCCGCAAAGGCCATAGCTAAAGACGAGGAAGAAGTTGAAGAAGATTCAGAACCTGAAGAAGACGACGATATCATCTTAGATGATGATCCGGAACCTGATTCAGATGAAGATGAGGAAGATTCGGATGACACGGAGAAGGAACCAGAGGAAGACGAGGAAGACGAAGAATCGGATGAGAAGATTGGCACTGGCTACGGAAAGCCTACATACCGTCAGCTTGTCGCCAAATATCCTAAAATCTTCAAAGACTTCCCCGGACTCCGAAACACCTTTTTCCGCGAACGAGATTATTCAAAGCTCTTCCCAACCGTTGAAGACGCTCGTGAATCGTACGAACAGTTAAACAATCTCAAGGCAGGCGAACAGCGTATCTCGCAAGCCGATCCCGGTGATTTCTTAGACTTGCTGGGCGAATACGATGCGGGTAAGCAGAGGAAGTTCATAAACGATTTTCTACCTGCACTACTCGCAAAGAATCGCCCGGCATTCCAGGCGGTGACTGAACCAGTCATCAAGCATATGATCAAGTCCGCTTACAATGATGCGAAGCGGAATGGGAACAACAACCTTATGAACTCCGCACTTAACGTTCACGAATGGATGTTCGGTGACGATAAGGTTGAGGAACCCTTAAAGTCTCAGCAGCGTCAAGAACCACAGAATGATCCTGAGAAGGAAAGACTCTACCGAGAGAATCAGGAAATCCTTCGTGGTCAGCATCAGAATTTTGTTGATTCGATTCTTACGGAGTCGAGCAAGAGTATTACAAATATTATTGGAAAGAATCTACCGGACGAAGTTAGTCCGTTCTTGGGCCGCTCGATTACACGCGATATTATGGACGAACTCGCGGCCGTCCTACGAGATGACCCATCACATCGTTCCAATATGGAACGGCTTTTAAAGCAGGCAGCAGCAAATAGATATTCGACGGAGTGGAAAGACAGGATTCGTTTCGCGTATCTGTCGCGCGCAAAGTTAGCACTCCCCACAATCATTAAGAAAGTTCGATCTCAAGCTCTTAAAGGATCTAACGGGAAACCAAGACCTTCCACACATAAGCGTGCGACCGGTTCTGATTCAAAAGTCAGCTCTGGCCGTAACGTAACGGTGAATAAGGATAAGGAATCCGCCGTTAAGTCTGGAAAGATGAAGGAGATTGACTTTCTTTCTTCTTAACGTTGGTGTTAAGTAGGGAGAAAACGCGTGGCAGCTCAGCCTCTGAATCCTCAGAACGTAGCCGATACACTTGCAGTACAGCTGGAGCGTATCGAAAAGAAGATTTCGGTGTTGTATGAGGTAGAAGATACCTTCTATTCTCAGGTCGAAAAGTCCACTGACGCGGTGCAGGTAAACACTCGGGACATGAAGATTCCCGTTCAGTTTGCACCGGGTGGATACTTCGGTCAGTACAATCCCGACGGCGGAAACCTTGGGCGTGGTTCTGGTCCACGGTACGAGAACGCGGTCATTCCGATCGTTGATTTCCGGTACGCACTGGAATGGACGAAGAAATCGGAATGGGCAACGTCTGGTTCGACGCAGGCCATTATCAACACGTTCAACAAGAACATGGCCGCGGCAATGCCACACTTCCGGGCGCATATGGATTCCATGTGCATGACCGGAGGTAACGGTGTACTCGGAACCATTACCGCATATTCGACCGCGGGTGGATTCGATACGGTTGTTCTTGATGTGGACTTTGGTGTTAAGCTTCTGATGGAAGGTCAGAAGATCAACATCTACAATTCCGCATTGTCCACACAGAAGACGGTCCTTGGTGAAGAGCCGGAGATTGTTTTCCGTGACGTTCCGACCAAGACGATTCGATTCGCTGCCGTTACACCTGTTCCGGCTATTGGCGATAAAATCGTTATCGAA